ATTAGCGCTACAAGCTCGGGGTACTTCAATGTGCTGATTTCCTCTGACGCGCTGGGTACGGCGAACCAAGTTGAGATTCGCAACGCCGAGTTTGCATTTGGCACGACAGCAGGTGCTGCCAACACGCTCTCAGGTCTCTGTTTTACTGGCTCTGTCGCTGAATCAAGCACCATCATTTCTGGCGTTTCGGGGTGCTCGTTTACCACGCTACGAAACGCGCAGACGGTAGGCGCAGGATTCGGCGCGTCGTTTGTTTATCTGTCGGCATTGGCGATAACCGACTGCGTTTGGTCCACTAACTCGGCAACGCTAAATTCGTGCCTAATACGCCAAGCACCCATCATCAATTTAACGAACTGCGTCAGCATCGGCGGCGGTTCATGGGCATCCATCGCGTCGTCTCAAGGAACCCAAGGCTGGGTCGAAAACAACTGCAAGCACTACTCTCACCGACTCCTAGCCTATGACGCAACCGTGAGTGTCGGGCGCATCATTAACGACACCGTTTTCGACAACTGCACACACATTGACCTTGGCAGATCAGGTTCCACAACCGTTTTTAACAGGTGCTCGTTTGGCATGGTTTACGGCGCGACTGCTGGATCAGCGCTTGTCGCAAAGAACTCACTTCTGTCCTTTTCTCCCGCCGAGGCCAACGACTGCTTGTTCGGAGCGGCGTACCTCGCAACGGGGGATGTAATCGGAAACTCACTAATGCAGGATGCGGACTACTGTCGCGTGACCAACCGCCAAGCCGACATCACCCAGCACACGCTGACCACCGTGCAGGGCATAACCAACCGCGATAACACGGTGGACTTCCGCTCCCCGTCCTCAATCTCGCTGCGCCCTAGGACGGCGAACAAGGCAATTACCAATTCGATTTCGATCGTCGCTGTAAGCGGAGTGGCGATTCGCGTGATTGGCTATCTGCGTTACGATTCAAATTTGTCGGGCGCGACGCTCCCCTCGGTTACGTTGTCCGGCGCAGGCTCAACCCCCGCAACCTTTACGCAGGTTGGCGCGGCAAACGCATGGGAGAAGTTCGACCTCACCGTTACGCCCTCGGCCAACGGCACGGTAACGCTGGCAACAACGGTCATCAGTACGAGCTCCACGGCGACCGCCTATCTCTCCGGCGTGGTCTCATTGCCGTGGGTTACTGCCTCACGCCACTACGGATTTATCCCATCATCGGTGGCGACGCAGGTAGTCGATTCCCAGATCGTGCAGACCACCGAGGCAACGGTGGCGGCGTACTCCACCCTTGAAACGGTGGATAAGATTTATGACGCGCTCTCGCTATGGGCGTGCGATAACCCAGCAGAAGCGATCTTCTTTTCCAAGACCGATGCGGGCCTGACGCTGACAAAAAACGTCATCATTGACGATACGGCGGGCACAGCCCTCACGGTGGCGGGCGCGGATGTAACGCTTAAAGCGACCTCGATTTCCGGCACCAAGATCGAGACCACGGGCACGATCACTTTCGGCGGCACCTCCGTAACGGGTACGGCTGCATTGATCGGGTCGAACGGAAAGTCCGGCCTGCTCCAGATCGCCGGACTCACCGCCGCAGCCGTGTACGTTAAGGACAACAGCAACGCTCAGGTTGCCTATGAGGCCAGCGTAACGGGCACCTACGAGCTTGTTATTCCGTTTGGCTCCACCGGATCGTGGTCGGCGGTCACTAAGCCAAAGGGCTTCCGGCACGCCTATTCTAACTTCACCGCCAGCACGGGCGGGGTGTTTCTGTTCACGCCGTCAATGCCGCAAAAACTGAACCCCGACGGTTCAGCCATGTACACGGCGACTACATCGGCCCTCTGCGCGGTATCCTTCACGGGAACGACTCAGGCTAACATCGACCTAGGAGACGGCACAGTCTCGCTTCAAGCAGCCTTCGACGAAACCGAGGACGCGCTCGTTACCAATAACGGCATGGTATGGCTGGCCTCGGGCAAGTCGGACACCTCGCAGTTCAACTCGGCGGGCGGCGACTACCTGTTCCTCTCGACGGGATGGCGTCTGCGTCGTGCCTCTGCGGGCGATGCCAATGCCACGCTTAACGCCTTCGCGGTTTCGGCCGACGGCACGGTGGTCGATGACGTAAACGGTGGCGTTCAGTTCCTCAACTCCGACTCACCCACCGCAATCGCCGCCGCCGTGTGGGCCTACGCCACCCGCACGCTCACGGTGAGCGCGGGCGGTGCGACCCTTGCGGAGATCGAAGGCAGTACGGTCTTGGCCAAGGAGTCGACCGTGGCCACCCGCCTTGCCGCCGCCAGCTACACCGCACCGCTCGACTCGACGGCCACCCAAGCCGCCGCAGCCGCCGCCCTCAACGCCTACGACGCGCCGACGAAAGCCGAGCTGGACGCGGCTGTGGATCCGCTGGCGCTGGAGGCCACCAGCCAAACAATCAGCCGCAAGGCCACCGTCATCATTGGTGGGCTCGATTAAAAAACGCCCCACCATGCGCATTCCCGTAGATCCCGACTTCAACGAGTACACGCCCTTGTTTTGGGCCTTCGCCCTCTGGGTTATGGTCGCGGCCTACGCCGCCTCGCTCGTCTAATTTTCCCGATCACCACCCACCCACACACCCACACCATGAATCCTGCTATTATCTCCGGTATCCTCCGAGCCATCGTTCCCGCCATCGTCGCCTATGCTGCGGCCAAAGGCTTCGACATCTCCCAATTCGGCTCCGAGGCCGTCATCGGTGGCATCACCGCAATCGCGGCCGCCATCTGGTCGGTCACCTCGAAAAAGCCCACCACCCCCGCCGCCTAAAATGAACCTCGCCGCGCTCGCCTCGATCCTCCTGGCCATCTGCAAAGCGGTCCCGGCCGCCGCGCAGTTGGCTGAGATGGTCGGGGCCCAGCTCGCTGAATCGCGCCGCGCCAAAGCCCATGCCGACAATGAAGCCGACCGCATCCGTATCACTTCGAGCCCTTGGGTGTGCCCTCGCACTTGCCCTCATCGCGGGCTGCACAGCCCCGAGCCATCTGCCCCGGCTAAAGGCGATGCCTGACTATGAAGACGCCATGCGCTGCGCCCCTGATTTTACCACTGAAGCACTCAACACAATCGCCGACCTCGAAGCCCTCCGCAAATGACCCAAACGGAACTCCTCCTCCTCGCCATAAACAGCATCATCATACCGCTCTCGGGCTGGACGCTCTACAGCGTGCACCAGCTGACCAAGGGTCTCGCCGTGGAGAGCGTCTATGGCCAGGGACACGCGCGCGACATCCTCGAAGTGCGCACCCGCCTGGTCGCCGTCGAGGCGCAGGTGATCGATCTCCGTATTCGCACCTCCCATCACCATGAATCCCGGTAAACTCAACCTGCCCGCTCGCTACTACGCCCTGCGCCAAACACAGGGCCCAAGCGGTGCACCGCGCAACGATTACGCCCCGCCGGTCTCGCTGTACTTGGGGCGCGACTCGGGCAAGCAATCTGCGGTGGTGGTCGATTCTGTCGGGTCTCGGCGTGTTCAAGCAGAGGTGGGGTTCTTCTCTCACTTTGCCGAATGGCTGGAGATAGGCGGGCGGCTCAGTGTCGAGGGCAAGACCTACGAGATCGTTTCAGTCACGCCCGAGGGGGCCTACCGCTCAAAACTCATCCTCACCTGCAAGCACCTCGCTGGAGTTACTCAGCCCATCTAAATGCACGCCACCGCCCGCACCGACCTTGCCGAGCACCTCGCCGCGCTTCCCGCGCTGGCAGGTGTAGGCGCGTCGGTGCATTGGCGGCGGGCTCCGCTTAATTCAGCCACGCCCGTGGTGGTGCTCAACGTCATCAGCGACCTGCGCGGCAACACCCACGGCGGGGCCGATGGTCTCGCCGAGTCACTCGTGCAGGTGGATGCCTACGCCGCCGACTACTACGCCGTCGAGGCCCTGCGCGCTGCCGTACTCGATGAGCTCAACGGCTTCCGTGGCGTCATCGGCACGACCGTCTTCGACGCCATTTTGCACGATGCCAGCCGCGACGATGAGCCTGAGCCCGCTGACGGGCCGCGCGCTTCCTGTGATCTGCGCGTGCATTACCGCCCCGCCTAATTTTCAACCCGCTAACCACCCACACCCATGCCTTCAAAAACATTCGGCGTCACACTCTCGGTCTTCGTGACCGCTGCCTACGTCCCCATCAACGGCCTGCTCGACATCGTTCCTCCCGTACTCAGCGCCACGTCGCCCATCGACGTGACCACTCACGGCTCCGCTTCCGGCATCAAGGAGTTTGAGCCCTCCGGCTTAAAAGAGTGGAGCGAGTGCTCCGGCTCGATCCTCGTGATCGCCACCGATGCCGGCCAAGATGCGCTGCGCGCTGGCGTGGGTACTGCGATGAAGTTCAAGGTGGTTACTCCGGGCCGCGTCACCACCACGGATGATGTCATTTTTAACGCCATCGTCGAGTCAGTCGAAAACGACAACTTCGGGATCGAGGGTAAGGACACCCAGAAGTTCAAACTCAAGCCCACCGGCGTCGCTCCTGGTTCCTGATCCTGAGACATGAGCACCCCCGCCGTCACCCTCATCATCGCGGAAATCGCCCACCCGCTACGCTGGAACCTTGCCGCCCATTACCGGCTGCAAGGGCTGGCCAACCCCCCGGCAATCGCCGCGCTGACCGATCCCGCCCGCTCCATGCGTGCGATGTTCGATTTTGCGTGGGCGATGCTGCCGGAATCGGCGGGCTACCTGACGCCTGCCGATCTCGTGGAAGCACTCGACGCCGACGATGAGGCGCTGGCACGGGTGGCTTCGGCCATCGGTGCCGCCTTCGAGGCTGCCGCCGAGACCAAGGCAAAAAAAGCCGCGCCGAGTTCCTCGCCTACGCCCGCGTAGATCTCGGCATTCAGCTCGGTGAGGGTGAACTGCTCGCCCTCACCGCTTCGGAGTGGCGCTGCTATGAGGAGGCCGCCGTGCGGAAGGAGGCGAAGCGCTACGCTTGGGAGTGCTCTTTGCACGGCCTGAGAAAATCCAACCGCCAGCCCTACACCTCGGCCGACTTTATGCCTCGGCCCAAGCGCAAAAAGACCCCCGCCCAGATCATGGCCGAATTCCGCGCCGCCTTCCCCAAACCCGAAAAACCATGCTCGAAATAAAAACAGAGGGCTTTGCCGGTGCACTTGAGGCGATGTCGTCGCTGAACTTGGACTTGCAGCGCAGGATCTTGAAGAAGGCGCTCACCACTGCGGCCGGTCCGGTGATGTTTCGCGAAAAGCAGAATGCGCGGCGCAACAAGGATTCCGGCCTGTTGGCGGATTCGATCTTCGTGACGGTCAAGGTGGACCGTGCCGGCGAGGCTACCGCCAACATCCGCCCCAGCGGTAAGCGGGTGGTGGTGATGCAGACCGAGCCCGACGGGACCAAGCGCCAGGTGCGCACCCGTGCCTCGGCTTATGCCCACGTGGTCGAGTTCGGCAGCAAGCACGTACGCGCTCGCCCGTTTGCCCGCCCTGCGCTGGCTGCGAGCATGAGCGAGATCGAGGCGGGCTTCGCCGCCGAAGTGAACGCCGCGGTCATCAAGGCCACGGCCAAGGCAAACCGAGCGGCTAAAAAATAACCATGGCCAGCCAAATCAAAGTTTCAGTCATCCTGAAGGCGCTCGCCGAAACCAAGGGGTTTCAGGCGGTCAACCAGGAGCTCCGTTCCATCGAGATCCAGACGCGCAAGATCCAGCCATCTCTCGATGCGATGAAGGTCGCCTTTGGTGGGGTGGCGGTGGCGGCCGGTGCGCTGGCCTTCGTGGCCAAGGTCGGCATCGACCTCGGCAGCAAGATCACCGACTTGTCCGCGCAGGCCGAAATGAGCACCGAGGCATTCCAGGTGCTCAGCCTCACCGCCATGGATTCCGGCGTGTCCATGGAGGAGGTGA